TTACCCCTATAATTATCACTTTATAATTGTATAGTAATCGTTGTATGATGTGTAGCATGCAAATGAATAGTTGATATAAATCGTTGTATGATGGTAATGGTAGGTTACCAGAGCAGATTCCAACTTAACCATGCAGGAGAATATACAGGAGCGTTAGCCCATCTATGATTTCTTTTTCTAAAATTATTTCTTCGTTTCTCATCGTGATGCTTAGTGTAGTCTTCATATTTTGGAGAAAAAGACCCAAAGTGTATCATACGTGTTCCATCAAATACCATATATTTTTTATCCTTTCTTGATGATGGATGTATTTCATTTAGATGTAATTTCATCGCTCTTCTATTGACTTCATCAGGATCAGAATATTCATATAATTTATTAAGTTTATTATTCATATATTATAACTTAGATTTTATTCAAAAAATGTTTTCAAATGATTATAATGACGAATCGCATCATATGTAGATATCACACCAGAACGTCCCATTCCATGAAGTAGTTGATGTGATTCCTTCAATAATTCCTTATTATCATTACCACTTTCTATTTCACCTTCTATTAATCTCATTCTTGCTTTCATTTCCTTAGCCGAATCATCAAATGTATGATCATTGGTTTTATGTAGTCCGCTCATCATCATAAGTTTATCATAAATATGTTTATCACCAGATGTTAATGTATGTAAGTCATGTTTTTTTACAGTTCCACCATCAACTATTTTCATTATGATAGATGCAAGTGCATCACTTACTTTCTTCTCAGTAATTCCAACATAGTTTTTACGAAGACCATTTTTAATTGCTAGTACATTATGATAATATAATTTATTTGGAGATATATGAATTTTACCAAAACGAATCAATGCGGGATAATCTTTAACATGGACACCATTTTTAAGTGGTTCACGATGTGATAATCCTGCTGCTTTAATAACATCTTTACTTGCACCACCTGGATTAAAATGTGCATTTATTTCATCTCTAAATTGTTTTCTCATAGATATTTGAATAGGATCTGGAATAGGAACACCTGCCTCAACAAGTTTAATAGCAATAACAAGAAAGGTATCATTTGCTTTAACTGGAATGCTATTATCTTTTGCTATTTGGATTAGTTGATCTTTTGAAGCAACTTTAACAGCTGTCGCAATTGTTGGTTGTACTGTTGTCGCTGTTACTGCTGCTGTTGTTGCTGTTACTGCTTCTGCTGGAAGTGCTGGAGTATTTAAAATAGCATCTTTAATAAAAGCAACTACATCATTCTCATTCATATTTTTACTATCAAAACCATACATATCGAGATACTTCTTTTTAATCATTGGAAATTTCTTATTGAATTCAAATCGTTCTTCATTATTAAGAGATTTCAATATGTTTTCTATTTTTGAACCATCTGAAAAGAAACTTCTAAGGTTTTGCTTTCCAACTTCAAAGTTTTCTAAATTAATATTTCCTGCAAGATCATTTTCATCTAGTTGAATATTACCTAATGCAATAAGTCTATCACGGTATTCAGCATCTGATTCATTTCGATTTCTTGCAACTCCTAAACCAAATGAATTCAATGTCCTTTCACTTTCATCAAGTTTTCCTTGATTAACTTCATGTACTCTATAAGTTTCATCCGCATTTGCTCTTCTATTGATTAATGAAACTCTTAGATCATTATCGATTTCTGCAAGTCTACTCTCACGTTCAAGTGCATGTTGTCTTAACATTTCAAAATCCTTTAATAATGTAGCTTGGTCCGCTTGAAACTTATCTTCTACTTTGGTTATTTGTGCATTTTTTGATGCTAGTGATTTTCCTTTTCTACCAACTTTTTCAGCATTCAATTTTGAAATTTCTTTATCATACGTATCTCTTAATTTTATTTGTTGTGCTTCGTTCTTTGTAATTTCCAAAGTTAAAGTTGGGATTTCTTGAGCTAATCGTATTGCTTCATCTTGTAAATGTAATGCTTGTGGTGGTGTCAAAACAGGTTTCATTGGTTCTCCAACTTCAAAATCAAAATCAACAGATGTATATTTATTACCAGCTTTTTGTTGTTGTTCTCTTGCTTGATGTACTTTAATCATATCTTCTGTAACATGACTTTTTACTTTTTCAGTTGGAACACCAGTATATTCAGCAATGGTTTTATTAGTAATTGCATTCAATTCTTTTTCAAATGCTATATCTCTAAGGTCTAATTGTGCTATTCCACTTGTAAGACCAGTATTCACTTTAAGTTTAGGTTTAGAATGTGTTGAGATAAATTTCGGAGGTGGAGATTCTTCTCTTTTAGTGAGTGGTTTAATTGCTTGATTGGTCATTTCATTCAATTGCTTCTCAAGTTCAATTTGTCGCTTGTCTTCAAGCCATCTACGCTCATATTCGTTCATATACACTAACATAAGAAATTAAATTATTTTTGGTAATATATAATTAATTAAAGTTTAAAAATATCTAAATTTTATTTTCTAAGGTTCTTATATATATGAATAGTGATAACTACGAATTTTCAAAATCATCCGCTCCACAATCTATCACTAATTATTCCGCATACACAGACAAACAATGGAATTATGTAAATGATATTAATTCTGGTTGTTATGCAAATAACTCAGGTCTTACCCTTGTTCAATGGGATTTAACAAGTATCTATAACTCTGCTGGATTTTCCGATGCTTCTGATTTATACTTAGCCGTTCCAATTGTAATGTGTGCTGCTACAGGTTCAACAACTGCTGCTGGTATTACAACTGCACCAACTGCTGGATATGGATTATGTTCCTTAAAATCTAACTATCAACATCTTATTCATCAAATTGAAATTGTATGTAATGGAAAAACATGTGAACAAATGCAACCATTTATCAGTGTTGTAAAAAATTTTCAATTACTTTCTCAAATGTCTGCAACTGATTTAAAATGTAATTCTATCAGTCTTGGTTTATCAGATGTTTTAGACAATGAAAAATCAGTTCAATGGAATACAATTGTTGGTGCTTCCCCTGGTGGTATTGGATTATGTAATAACAGACCATTTATATCTAGTACAACTGCTTCAACTGATTCTCAATTATTTCAAAGTGTAAATCAAAATGGTGGAACTGTTAATGGTGCTCTTCAAAAAAGAATTTCCCGCATTGTTGATACAACTAAGCCAACTACTGGTGCTACTGCTGGTTTCAATAAAATATTTGGTTCAAATACAAATGGTGCTTATACCCCTGTAATCTTAAGTTCAGCCCAATTAGGAAATGAAATTAAACCATACTACTCAGTAAATAACAATATTATGACATGGTATGACGTTGGATTAATTCCACTTAAATATATTTCTGACTTTATTAATAACCTAGGACTTGTTAAAAAACTTGATTTAGTTGTTCGTGCTTACTTCAATACTGGTTCTTTACAAATGGCTATTGGCTCTACTGGAACACCTGCTGGTGCTGGTGCTGCTGGAACTGACACCTATTACGGTGCTGTTTCTAGTTCAACATTTGCCAATACATGCCCATTAAGTGTAAATCTTCTTAATGATACAACTGCTAATGGTGGATTCTATTACAATGCGACTGCTGCTCAAAACACATCATATGTTGCTGCTGGTTTATTTATTGCTAAAGCACCAACAACAAGTATTGGAACTGCTACTATCAATCTTGCTAATGGAAATAACTCACATCCAATGATAGCATGCCGTTGCTACTATTCTCAAGTTAGACTTGACCCTGAACGCCAATTAGAATACATTCGAGAAAATAGAGAAAAGAAAATTGTGTATGAACAAGTTTTATTCAATCAATATACTGCTATTTCATCTGCTGCTGCCTTTTCTCAATTAGTTCAATCTGGTATTAAAAATCCTGTGGCTGTCGTAATAATTCCATTTATTTCAACATCATGTGGTGTTAATAACAATGGTACGCAAGCATCTGGTACTGCTTTAGGATTCGCTCAATATGCTAATCCGTGTGATATGAGTCCATCCACTTATTCACCAATTTCATTAACTAATTTATCCGTAACACTTGGGGGGGTAAATGTTCTTAATACCTCATTAAATTACACTTATGAAAATTTCCTTTCTCAAATTATGACTGCTGAATGTCTTACATCCTCTGATATTGGAATTGCATGTGGTTTAATATCTCAATCATGGTGGGAAATGAATCGTGTATATTACATTGATTTGGCACGTTCTCGTGATGCTGATAAAGCAATGCCACGTAACTTGAATATCTCCTTCAACAACAACACACTCATCCCAATTGATATCATGGTTTTCACAATTTATTTAGATTCCATCACTATTGACATCGAAACAGGACTTGTAAAAAAATAAATTAAACATTAAAGAAAACATTTCTAAATATTGATTTAAAACATTTAATAAATATTCTAAATTAATTTCTATTCTTATTATATATAATGCCGTATCACCCGACAACGATTCATTCATTATCACAAGCACAAATAAGCAAACTATTAAATGGTCATGCGGTTCGTATAACACATGGACACCATCACAAAGTTCATCTCTCTACTGAACAACATAAAAAACTTATGAAAGCACATGCAAAAGGAAAATCTAGTACGATTACTTTTGATCCTTTTCAAATAGAAGGACATCAACATTTAAGAGGAAAACATACACACAAACCAAAACGTGCAAGATCCTATAAGAGAAATGTCCATCCAAAAGCGGAACATTTAGAACCAAAAGCGGAACATTTAGAACATTTAGAGCATCGTGAAGAAATACCCAAAAGAAATTTAAAATCTGAAATAGGTGATTTATTGAATTCTTTGGAAAACACAAAAATTCATAATCCACCAGCCCTATCCGAAGAAGATTTAGCAATGCAAAATAAATTGGCAGAATTAGGATTAGGTTTGAAAAGACACAGAGGCAGACCACGTAAAGCATATTCTGAACCTCATGTTAAAGGAAGACAAAAAAGACATGTTGGACACCCAAGACATGTTTATTTAGGAAAAGGAACACTTAAAGATTGGGGTATGCAACAATATAATCAAATTCCAGAAGAATATCACCCAGGGATTGAATCATTAGGTCGTGCAGGATTAAAACAAGCAGGTTTTGGATTAAGAGGAAAGGGAACTCTTAAAGATTGGGGTATGGAACAATACAATAGAATTCCAGAAGAATATCACCCAGGGATTGAATCATTAGGTCGTGCAGGATTAAAACAAGCAGGGTTTGGATTAAAAAAACGTAAATCTAAAAAACATATGATGATGGCAGGAGAAGGCTTTTGGGATGATGTTCGTGGTAAATTCCAAAACACATTTACCCCAGATTTAGGACGTCGAGTTGCACGAGGGGCAATTGAATATGGTCTTCCAGCAGCTGTAGGAGCATTAACAACAGCATCAGGTAATCCAGAATTTGCACCTTTTACATCCGCAGCAATGAAATATGCAGCACCATCAATTGAAAGATCCGCAGGTTTAGGACTTAGAAAAAGAAGAGTTGGTGGATCTTTACATAGCATGGCTAAATCAGCATTTAGAGCCGCAGCACCAACTATTGGAAGAGTTTTAAAGCCAATTGCTAAACAAGTAGCTCATGAAGTTGTTAAATATGGTGAAGCCGCAGCAGGACCAGCAGCCGCAGCAGCAGCAGTAGCAGCAGGACAACCAGAACTTGCCCCTTACGCATTCATGGCGGGAAATATGATGGCTCATCATGGGGCAAAAAGTGCAAACAAATATATTGAAGGATTAGGATTAGCTAGAAATGCAGCAGGAAGAGGCATGCATAAAAGAGGGAGACCACGTAAAACACATGGGAAAGCATTATCACCAGCGGGGTATAGTTATTAAATATATATAATATAATAATATTTTTATCTAAGTATTATTATATGCCAAAGAAAAGACAGTTGAAAGGAAAATCACTATCATCAATGTATCAATCAGCTAAGAACTTTGTAGGTAAAGTAGTTCATGGAAGACAATCGTTATCACCAAAAGTTGAAAAACTATTATCAGAAGTAGGCAATGCGACAATAATAAGTGCAGATATTGGAAGAACCGCCGTGCAATCAGTTATAACAGGAATTATTAAAATTGTTTCATCTACCCCATATGAGAAATTATTTCATTTATTTATAATCTTACATACAACACAAGGTGATATCAAATTTGAAAAGAATGAAGTCATAAATATGGAAAAGTCAGGAATGCCACAAAATGCAGAATCTATTCATATTCCATCTATTCCAGCAGGTTTAACAGTCCAACAATTAGTTGATAATACTTCGAATTTTATGGGATCTAACTTTTTGCCATATGCAGCAGGTCACAATAATTGTCAAGATTTTCAAATGGGAATCTTAAATGGAAATAACATGAATACTCCAGAACTTCAATCATTTGTAAAGCAAGACACAACGGAAATATTTAAAAATCCAATGTTTCGCAAGTTTGCCCATACAGTTACAGATCTAGCGGGAAGATTTGATGTAGTTCGTCAAGGTGGATCAATACACAAACATATTAGCAATGAATTATCAAATATAGATATTGACAAATTAATGAAACACTATGGAATTAAACAATATCATGGATGTTTTATAAAAGATAGATTACCAACTAAATTAAAAAATGGGTTCTATGTTATTAATCTAAATGGAAATTCTCATTGGGTTGGCTTGTGCAAAGATAAAACTAAATATTATTATTTTGATAGTTATGGATTTATTGCACCTGCTGAAGTAGAACATCGTATTTCTAAAGAATATATATGGAGTGATAAAGATATTCAAACAATGGCATCAAGTGCTTGTGGCTTTTATGTAACTGCATGGATAAGATATTTATATCATAGTCATAATAAAATGAATGCGTATAGAGAGTTTATTAATCAGTTTAAGGTTAATAAAAAATCAAATGAAAAAGTTTTAAGTAGTTTGCTTTAATAGAAATTCAAAAAGTTATGACGAAATCTAGTTTCTGGTTTTCCCTTTAAATCCAATAAGAAAAAATCACGGGGTTCTTTGGTCGCTTCCACATACATGTTTTTGAATTCTTCTTTATTTGTTCCATCAACATTATGGTTTCTAATAATATTATTTATACTAGTGTTATCATTTAATTTAAAGACGATGAAGTATTGACAATTTCTAGTTATTGTTTTTGGAATTTGAACATAGTTCTGCCCCATCACAAAACAACTGAATCCAAGTTTTCGCCCACCTGTTAGATATTCATTAATTTTCTTCATTTCGGGTTTCTTCAAATTGATAAAATCATCAAAGATAATCAATTTCTCTTGGTCTTTATCATCATCATCAAACTCTTTCAATTCGGGTAATTCATTTATATCATTATATAATTGAATTTCTGGCATCTTTTGCTTAAGCAATGAATATAATGGTTCATCTGTTGTTGATCCTGTAAAAATAATTATATTATAAAAGGCTTCATTCTTTCTTTCAAGCCAATTAACTAGTGCATTGGATTTACCACTGCCTGTACCTCCTATACAACAAATCATACTATTTGGTTGAATGTGATGCTTCTTATAATTCTTATCTAATTTGCTTTCTCGTTTTAGGTTTTTAGGTAAGAGTTCATACATATTCTTAACTATATCTGGCATAATATAATTACATTAGAATATTATTTTTTACAAATTATTTGATTTATGCTATACGTGTTAAAGATACATAAATTTGAACATAAGTTGTTGATGCTGAATAAGAATAACCTAAAATAGTGTATGTTCCTGCTACTTTAACAATATCTGAAAAATGAGCACCAAAATTACCTGCACAGAGTTGATTAACAGTAGTAAGTGGAGTTGTATTTACTGAATAACTTAATGAAGCATTTTGATTAGTAGCAACATTAACATTTATAATCCAAGTTCCTGTAGGCACTGTAAATGAAGGCGATATTGACGTCCATTGATTTAATGTAGCCGACCCTGTTCCTGATGCATTTGCTAATACTTGAGTAAAATATCCTAATTGATTCGATGTTGGTGCAACTGTTCCATTACCTAAAGTTAAATTATTAGAACCTCCTAATGCGAGTCCATAATTACATGACGGAAATCCATTAACATTAATTTGACAATTATTACTACCAAATGTAATTGAACTTGATCTTGTTCCACTTGTACCTATATTTATAGGACCATTTGAAGAGACACCCATATTTAATTGACCAAGACTAGTAGTTGGTTCTATTGCTCCTAATAAATATAAAAGACTGTTAATTGTACATGATCCTCCTAATTTACCCATATTTATTTGTGATGAATTACTTGTAGCAATACTTAGTGTTGTTGATATACCATCAATACTATTTGTTAATATTCCATTACTAAATGTTTCTGTTGCACTAGCTGCATCTGGTACAGTTTTTTGTAAATATAATGCATTTGCTTGTGATTGACTTAACCCTGCAGATGATGACGCAAAAAACAATTTATTATACTTGATTCCATTAAAATATGGATATGGTGGATTTGCTGAAGTCATTTTCTAATTATATATATTAGTTTAGAAATAAAATAAAATCTAAATTATTATAATATGAGTAATACGCTAGTTTTCAATAGTAGCAATGTTGTCGGATCTAACAATAACACTTTCCAATATAATTTTATACAAGGAGCATTTCAAGTTGAAGATTGTGAAATCGCTATAGGATCATTAACACTTCCCTATAGCTGGTATAATGTCACAACCTATTATAACAACCAAACATTCACAATAGTATTTCCTTATGCTTCTACATCGTATACAATGAATATTGTTTTGCCTGCTGGATTTTATTTAATCTCTGATATTAATAATTATGTTCAACTACAATGCATAAATTTAGGTTTATATTTAATGTATCAAGGACAAAACATTTATTATTTTGATATAGTCCCAAATACCACTTATTATTCAGTGAATATAGTTCTGTCATTAATACCATCAACACTTCCATCTCTTTATACTCAACCTACATCTGGGTATTGGTCAGCAACATCAACAAATGGATTACCAACAACTTCTTCAACTCCAACATTTAGTCTTGCAGCATCTGGATCAATTGCACCAATTATTGGATATGCTCCTAGTGTTGTTTTAGGTCCATCAACCACAACAAGTTTATCATTTAACTCTACTACAACACCTTTAGGTTCTAATGTAAATTCTCTTTTAATGAGATGTAATTTAGTTTCTAATGATATCGCAACACCTTCAGATATATTAGATGGCGTTCCAATCAATTCAACATTTGGAGCTAATATTACCTATAATCCTAGTTTCGAGAAGTGGGTCAAAATGAAAAATGGGAGGTATTCCAACATGACAATAACATTTACTGATCAGAATTTAAATACGCTATATGCTCAAGATAGTAATATGCTTTTGACTCTACTTATAAGAAAAACACCAAAAAAGATTTAAATAAAATGTTTAAAATTAAAATATAATCTAATATATATACATGGTTCATATTAGACATCTAATTGCAATGGGAATAAGAAAAGGATTAATGCACACAAAGAAGCATATGGCTCATTATCATGGATTATCTCATGTTAAATCTCATCACCACCACAAACATCATCAATTGGGTTCTGGTGCTATGCATCGCTTATCTGATGAAGAACGTGAAATGGAAGGAGAAGGAATGCATCGCCACAAACACCACCATCGAAAAGTTATACCTCTACACTTTAAAATTTAAATCTAGATTATAATATATGAATAATAAATGGAATGAAGAAATAATGTCCATACTGAATAAGATCCGTATAAACAGTATTTTAATGTCTGATAAACATCGCAAAAGATTTTTAGAATTCAAATCAATTTCTAAATACTTTGATATCCCTGTGATAGTTTGTTCTGTTTTTAGTTCTTCTTTTGGTTCATTGGGTTCAGTTCCTAATGAAAAAACTCAAATCATAACAACCGCTATCTCTATGTTTATTGCAGTCATTACATCAGTTAAGTTATATCTGAATCTATCCAATAATATTAACGAAGAAGTAAGTATTAGTAAAGATTTTTATATATTGTCTGTCTCTATATATAAAATTACCCATTTAAAGGAATCAGATAGAGGTGTTGAGCCAATACAGTTTCTAAATGAATGTTATAGTAGTTATATCAAGTTAATAGAACAAAGTAGTCTTCTCAGAAAGAAAATTAAAAAAGATGAATTGACAACTATTGAAATGAAAAGTTATTTAGATAACTCAACAGTTTCATCTTTATCATCTAATAGTGATAACTCACCCAAAAATATAATAATTACAAGTTCGACCCAAGTTTAATTTTAATCTTATGATTATAATTAAATTTAATTAATATGTGGTGGTTAATATATACCATTGAATTTTGACTAGTGGTGCAATAAATGCAAGATTTATATCATATAGTTGTTCTACTGTTGTGCATTGAGAAATAAAAAGTAAGACATTTTGATTAGTTAATCGTTCAGTTGCTACCACTGTAAGAAATGCTTGAATAAGTCCAACAAATGAACTATCATTAGGTGCAACTGTACATTCTGTTGGTTTATAATTATTAGAATCTATTACTAAGACTTGAACTTCTGCCATATACTATAAAGTAGATATTATTTTCTATAATTATTAGTTTTAATAAGTCATTAATTTTGGTGGATTTATAGTTGTACGAAACGCCAAAATTAATTCAATGCCACTTTTACCTAATTTTTTAGTTCTATAATTAGTATATCCTTTCTTTTTTAAACTTGCTGGTGATATTTGACGAAATCTTATAAACTCATCAGGTTGATCTATTTTAATAACTTGATAGTCATTATTTAATAAAAAATTTGCAGCATCCAGTATGCTCCATTTTTTTGAATCAAATATGACAGATTGCACTATTGATGCCATTATATAATTATATAACTATAATTAGATAATATTATTCTACAGAAAGTATTTTATATTTGCGGTTAAATTTAACTTGTGATAACTTCTTAGCGGGTTTGCTGTTTGGATTTTCATGAAATTGAAAATTATTATAGCAACTGCAATAGGTTGTCTTAAGATCTTTAGATAATTGAAGTAGTGATGAAAATTCTTTTCTAGACATTTCAGTATCGTCATCTTGATTTTTAGTGATAAGTATATATCTCATTATAATTACTATACATTTTTATTTTTAAATCTTTTTATTTTATTTTTATATTTTGTTATTTAAAGGGGTTTCAAGTCCATAGTGAAGATTATATTTTAAAATGAAATCTTTAACGTTATAACGACCCATTGATGTATTACACAGCATGCATAATACAGTGAGATTTTCAAGTGATGTTTTACCACCATTGATTTCTGCTATTATATGACCTGCATGGAAATTTCCTATACTTACAATTTCTCTAAGACAACATTGACATTTTCCTATCCTACTATCACCAAAGTTATTTATCCATAGGGCATTTCTAACGCATTTCGGTATTGATTCTTTTTTATATGGTTCAGCATCGGAATCTGTATCTTTTATTTCCTTAGCATTGCATTCAAAACATTTATTATAAGAATTCTTTACTAAGGTTTCACAAGATTGACATTTTTTCATATTACTATAATTTAGAAATAAAAATATTTTTAGATATTTTTATTTTTAAATGCGTTTATTTTTTAACTTTATTAACTTTATTGATACCCATAATATTAACTTCGTGAGTACCTTCATATTTCAACCATCCAATTGCGTCACTTGTTTTCAATTCTTCATTTTTATCTTTCATGTAGAACCCATCAGTATGCATACGAATTATCAATGGTTCAAACTTCTTAAATGAATTATACATCTGAAAACGTGCATAGGCAAGTACAAATGGTTTGATACGTCCATAATTCGTTTTAAATTGTTTCTTCTTATAATAAATACATTGAATACGAATTTTATCATCAACATTAATACGAGTTATCTTTGCATCATCTACTTTACATTCTTCATCTTGTTTTACATTATGATAAAAATGAGTGGATTCCGAAAGTGCCCCCCATAGAACATTTAATAAATCTTTCGCACCATTTACTTTATTTTTTTTAAGTTCATACAATTCATCTATATAAGTTTTAAATAAATATGCACCATTCATTAATTTATCCTTTGTATATATTAGGGCATTGGGTTTTCCATCTTCAATCATTTTGACTCTCAAACCATATTTAAATGCAACCATAATATCAAGATGTGTATATTTGTTCTTTGGATTGAATCTAAATAATTTATATGGTTTATCATCTTCTTTAGTTATAGTACATCTATATATTCCATATTCTAAGTGTAATGGTGATGCTCCAAGTAAAGAAGGTTCGAATAATTCATATGGTAATTGTGATAATGTTTCAAATGTACCTTCTTTGATTGGAAAATAATGAACATTCTTTTGCATAACATGTGAATATCTACTATTAATATCATATTCATGTACTGTTCCTTGATATTGTTCCCAATACATTAAAGCCCCACATGATGCATCATTAATCCAATTGGCTTCTATTAAAGGTATTTTATCTGGTTGTACAGCTCTTGTATTCTCAAAAAATGCATGTAATGCCATCTCTTTACAACTTCCACATTTATAATAGTTATATCTTCCTCCAAGATGTTGTTTCATTTCATCAGCCATATCTTTGAATAAATAATAACTATCTTCAATGCATTTTCCTTGTAATTTTTTATTCAATGTATCTCTTATAACTGGTGTATATTTTCTTTCAAATACATTATTCATATCATTTAATTCCTGTCTACTTATCACACTTATAGTTTCACCATCAAACATTTTAATATCATTTTTATCAAACTCTATCATTACGATGGGATTCTCTTCATGAGATTTACAGTGCATAATCTTAATTTTTGTTGTATCTAAAGAATAATGACCATTTGATAATATGATATGAATTCTTTTATTTGTTGGATTTGAACTTATATATTCATGATCCCCAGAAACAAATATTGAATAAGCATTTATATCGTCTCTACATTTTAATTTACGATTCATATAATTTTCTACTTTATTCATTAGATTTATTGATATTGGTTCATCTCGTTGTAATCCTAATTCATCTTTTAATTCTTCGGCTATTATCATGAATTTAGATTTATGTGTGCCTAATGACTTCTTTAAACATTTAATAAGGCAATCATTGTTTTCATCTTTTCCACCTTCTGCTGTTGGTTCATGTTCAACGAATATAAATCTGAATGTTTTGTATTCTTGGGGGTCATCTTCATATTCTTCATAATCATCTAAACTAAAATAATTAATTTGATCATTTAAAAATGTTGTATCGGCTGAAAACCATCTATTAGGATACTCTATTGAAACAGATATAATACCATCTGTATGTTTTCTTTGAAGGGATGCTTGATACTTAGAACAAATGAGTTTTAATTCTTTTCGGGATATCATACTACCATCTTTATGTTTGAACTCAATGATCTGAATAGGCTTATTGTTTATCTCTGTTTTGTTTAAAATCTTTGTAATTGATAAGTTAGATAAATTTAATGTCATTATAATATATAAGAAATTAAATCTTTAAATATATTTTTATATTATTTTATTTTTATATTGGGAAAAACTAGACTTTTTATTTTCTAAATTATAATATATGAATAATTATTCTGAACAGTTCTACTCAGATTTTGGATTAAGTAAGGTACCTCGTAAATTTTTAAAGAATCAAGAAGTGTATAACCTTTTTACAACTCCATTAAAAGAAACACATTTAGATATGCCAAGATTTTATAACTTTGAAGAGAATGATGCACAACAGGCAGATATTTTATTTTTACCTCATGATAAACAATTCGCCTATGCTCTTGTCATCACAGATACCGCAACAGGAAAAACAGATGCTGAACCATTGAAATTTGTGGAAGGGTGGAAAGGTCCAACTAATGAAGATACTATGAAAGCCATGGCTAAAATATATAATCGTAAAATATTACTATATCCTCATTTACTTATTACTGATAGTGGTTCAGAATTTCAGAATCCAAAAATGTTACGATTTCTTGCCTTTAAACATGTAACAGTTAAAAAAGCACTAGCTGGAAGACATCGCCAAATAGGATTAGTTGAAAGGAAGAATCAAATTTTAGGTCGTGTTCTCTTCATGAGAATGTTCAGTCAAGAAATGCTTACAGGAAAACCATCTACTGAATGGGTTAAGGATCTTCCATTTATTATACAGAAAATTAATGAGAAATATAGTCATAAACCTTATACTGATGAACAACTATATAAAAAGTTTGATCCAGTTAAGAATTTAAAACAAAAACTTATCCCGATTGGAACAAAAGTGAGAATAATGTTAGATGAACCAAGAACTTATAAAGAAGCCAAATTAAGTGGTAAATTTCGTAGTACTGACCAAAGATGGGGACAAGATATATATAAAATAACTAGTTTCGTCTTTGATCCACATGAGCCTGTAATGTATAAAACAAATAAACCATTAAAACCTAATGAGCATGTCGCATATACTGCTAAACAATTACAAATCGTTCCAGAAAATGAACAAGATCCATCACCCTCAGTTATAAGAACACCAAATCCAAATGGGGAATATGCAATAAGACAATTACTAGATAAAAGAGTAAGGGGAAAGAAAACTGAATATCTTATTTGGTGGAAAGGATATCCAAAGGTAGATGCAACATGGCAAGTTAAAAGTAAAATTCCTAAGAAGTTTATACAAGATTATGAAGCAGATAATTAGAATCTATTATATAATTATATTTTTATAACTATATAATAACTTTTTACATTTTTTTTATTATTTTTTCAATTGTTTCGTCAGATACTTGGATAAGTTTTCCTTCTAATGCATTTTCAATCATTTCTTCTAAATCTAATTCTATAATTTGGGGTTTTGGGATTTCTATGTCAAGAAATTTTAGTCCCTCAATACATACTCTTTTATTTTCCGATAAAGATATTTCAGTTGGTTCTTCATCATCAGAATCCTCAATAAGTCTTACTTTAGGTCTTGATATTTCAAGTAATTCAAGTTTCTTTTTAAGTTCATCAAATTGGGCTTTCATGTCATCGTACTTAATACTTAATTCAACATGCTGTTTCTTTTCTTCTCGTAAATCTTTTTCTAATTCATCTATTTTTGTTTCTGGATGAACACCATTAAGACTATAATAATCATCTATAAACCCAGATTTCTTTTCATTATTTGAATCTTCAAAATATTCATCTGTTTCATGCACCCATTTACGTGTTGATGCTATTTCTTCAAGTGTTTCAATCGATACTTTAAACTTGTTACATTTATCTGATTTGTATGATACAATATTTAATTCTTTTAACTTTTTATTAAGATCAATCTTTGATGATGCTTTTAATTCATTAGACTTACAATATGTAACGTATTCATCATATAATTCGCCTACTGTGCATTTGATTTCTAATTTGGTTAAGATATATTTATGCTTTAAGAAGGCTTCATGTGTATCTAATCTTTTAGCAAATGAATCTAATTTACTCTGAGTTACTGGGAAATTTTGAGAATCATAATTATCAGTATCTACTTCCATTAAGTAAGAATAAAAAGCACTTCCAACATCGTTATTATCACATGTGTGTACATCATCCCAATATTTTCTATTTTCGGCTTCATTTTTAGATCCTTTAATAATTTCACGATGAGTTGCAATATCTAAAATAAAATAACGACGACCATCATCATCTTTGATACAATCGTTGTTAGATAAGACAGCATAGTTATTTAAGTTTTGTGCTTCATATGCTTTAATATTTTTATCTTCAAGTTCAATAGTAGAACATGTAGCAAATCTTTTTAATCTTGATGATACAGCCATCCATTGAGCAGTTGTGAAAGTTTCTAATTCTTCAAATGTAACGAATAATTTACCAGCAAGTCGTGCATTAAATCTTGAAACAATCGGTTCACTTCCAGTTACTAATGATAATTCATTACCTATTACAAATTTACGAATATATTCAAAAAGTGTACTTTTACCAATACCTTGTCCTCCTCGTAGGTATAGGATAGATTGATTCTTATTGCCCTTAACCATGTAACTAAACCATTTAACAATGTAATCATATTGATCTTGATTTCCACTTGCTAGAACTTCCAAGATGTAATTCTGCATGATAGAAACTTTTGCTTTAATAGCATCATCAAAATCTTTGAAGGGTTTATATTTATGTAACATGTTCGGACAGAGATTAATTTTGTCATCATAGAAAATTGGTTTGTTTAATTCATATGAAATTGTTCTGATGTTAGTATACTTAGTGAAATACCACTTTGATATATTAAACTTTTCATCACCGTCTTCATCTTTAATAACTGGCATTCTATCAAAATAAGTTTTCTTTATAGTTGCTTGGTCATAAATAGTGTACTTACCATTTACGAATACAATATGGCTACCATCAGTTAATGGAATGAAATATTGTTTGATATAACTTTTGCACTCACTCGGTGATTTGTTTTTGATTTGATTGAAATCGAAGTTATTAGAAAGTTTTGTACTAGACATTATAGACATTATTATATATTATATATTAGATTTTATTTTTTAAATGATTTTATTTATTTATTTTTATATTTTGATATTTAAAGACTTTTGAAAATTACTAGATATTTTTATTTTTTTATATAGAAATTTGTAAACTAGAAAAATCTATTAATTTTATTTTCTAGATTTTTATATTATTTGAACGTTGTAAATATAATGATTTGATAATTATTATATTTATTGATTGCTAAGAGTTTGTAAATATTTGTTATGAGTTTTAGTTTTTAAATGTCTAGATTTATGCCATAGTTGTATTGATTTTCCACACGAGCATATAATATATTTTGACATATGTTCTTTGACTTTATCTTTATTGTCTTCATAGTATTGCTTATTATATTGTTTTTTATCTTCTTTGGTGTCTTCTCGATATTGTTTAATTTTATCTTTGTTATCTTCTCGATATTGTTTGAATTTATCTTTATTATTTTCATAATATTCTTTAGGTGTTCTATTGGGTATAACTTTATTGACGCATTCAAGAGTTCTAATATAATATGCTTCTCGTGATGCCCGTTCATCATATATAATACATGGATATGTTTCTAATAATACTATTTTACAATTTTCAACACCATATTCTTCAAATAATTCAAATGACATTGTTTTATTAGGATTCCCATTTTTCCATCGTTTATAATCACTACGATGTGTATCCATCCGTTGAGATAAATATTCTTTAGTAGTAGATCCAATATATATTTTAGGACCAAGATGACTTTCAATTTTATATATTTTAGTGTTTTGATAATTTACCATTTATTAATATAAGATACCATTCCTTTAAGTCGTTTTAACATTTCTAAGAATTCATTCATTACCATCATACAACGATTTATATCAACTATTCATTTGCATGCTACACATCATACAACGATTACTATACAATTATAAAGTGATAATTATAGGGGTAA